GTGATAATGTGTTCCGGGGTAAACGCCACAAAGGAATCATCCACAATGTTATATAACCCATTTGCAAAGGCTATCATATTAGCATCTTCCGCTTTTGTGTTTTCCCTGATAAGAATATCAAGGTAGGCAAGAACTTCCGTTCTTTTCGCCCTGTTCAACTGTGGGATATGCTTAATCATTTCAGCTTCAATTTCCGCAAGCCCGGAAACATAAATTCCGTTTTTGTAGATATGTAGCTGATTGTTGATCTTAATAATGTGGTGATTGTTCTTCAAAAAGGTTGCAAACTTATCAAACAAGAATGTTGAACCCATGAAGAAAACAGGCTTTTTGAAAGCATCATCACGAAGGATTGTTTCAATTTCATCATCCGAAAGCGGAACTTTCAGCACAAATTTATTGATTATCCTGATTGTTTCCCTTGCTTCTTCCACGCTGAAATCATTGCTTTGCAGCGTAAGAATATAATTGAACAGGCTTTGATTTCTGCCATCCCCGGCATCCATGTTCAGGAATTCCATGTTTGATTTTACGGGGTGAAGCCAGCGGGGAAGGGGCTGTGCTTCCTCATTTTCGGCGGTATCATAAAGGATTTCCCTTTCTTTACCGTCATATTTCAACACTTCATAGGAATTCCGTGTACCGATTTTAATATCAGCGGTCAAACCTATTGCCAGTTTGCAGCCTGTTTTGTTGGTTGGTACTCCGCTGTTCTTGAATAGGAAATGCTTGCCCCTGCTGGTACGGTAAACCCGGCAAGTCAAGGCGTATTCCTGCACTACCTTGAACAGTATTTCAGAAGTTTCAGAATCATCAATATCAACAAGAATTGTGTCCGCTGCCAATATTCCAGCGTATTCCGGCAATGACTGAACCTGTTCAAAGGTTTTTATTTTTGGTTTCAACAAAACCTTTGAAGAACAATTCAACTCACCACCTTATATTGATTTCAAAAATTCAAGGTGTTTTTCAATCCTTTCCTTGAACTTCAAATTACTGTTCGCATCCGAAAGGGCTTTTTTGTAGGAAGAAGTATATTCTTTCAAATCTGCCCTTGCCTGTTTTAATTCCTCTTTGGAAAGTGAAACACCGTTTGGGTGCTTCCGGCTCTGAATCATTCGCTGTGTGTCCGCTGTTTTTTGCTTGAAATCGAAATATTTTTTCCCGTTTTCTTTCCGCAACTCCACCAAATCAGCAATCCGATTTTGAAAATAAATTTTCAAAGTTTCCTTCAATTCATCTTCATGCTGCCAATCCAAAGCAATCACTCTCAACAGCTTTTTGAACCGCTGCTGTGAACATGGAAAGAAGAAATCCATGTGAATATTCATGTACCCGGTTTCCCATTTGATATATAAATCGTTGTTCATCACATCACCCCAAAATCTGATAATCTTTTATTTGCAAGGTCTATATAC